ACTGTTCCACGGGTCTGCTTTACGAATCCTGCCATAATTGAAAGGAATGCGTCTGCGCCTGTTCCAAGACCATTGATAGCAAGATCTTCAATATCATTTGCGAAAGCATTGGTCATTAAGCGAACTAAATGATCTTCAAGTGCTCCACCTTCAATATTGTCTTCAAGTGCTTCAGTTGATACTTCCCAATCAAGACGAATCTTTTTGGTTGTAAGTTCTACCTTTGAGAATGTTGCACCGATGTTTGTATAATCTGGTGCGCCTTGAGCAGCAGCACGAATTACACGTTCACCAACGTTTACCTTCTCAATTTCCATGGTGTTTGCTCTCATGGTGACACGACGGCCATCTTTAGCGAGGACAGTTGCATCCCATACGTAGTCAATAAAACGACGTGCTTGCTCTGGTGCTAAAATACCACCTGCAACACCTGTTGGGTTTACTGCGTTTGCTCCAGTTGTTGCACCGAATGCTGCAGTAGCAGTGTTACCAAGTTGTGATCCTACAGACTGTGCTGCAGAGTCCAAACCAGTTGCACTACCTACACCACCAGAAACGAATGAGCCTTGAGAGTTAATCTCTGCGCCTGCTCCGCCTGATCCTGGATAGTTTTTTTCTAGGTCTTTATTTTGTTCCGACATTATTTTTCACCTCCTAGTGATTTTACCTTAGTTAAATAGGTCGGTTGATGTGAGGAAACGACCGCCCCATAGGGATTTTTGAACCACTTGTGGTGATTCCTGTACGATCTCGCCTAGATCGCCAGACTTGCGGAAAGCGGTATCTTGCTCTACAAGATCTACTCGCTTGCCAAACTCGTTAAAGTTATTCTTGATACCGTTAACATCTGATGTTACTGCATCAAGAGATTTTGTTACTGCTGTTACCTTCTCATTAAGAGATTTGATAGTTGCAGCAAGATCGCCAAAGGCATTAGTAAGAGAAGTATTAATTTCTGAAACTGCCTTGGCAACTTCTTCTTTAACATCTGCAATAGATTTTTCCACTACATTCTCTACTTCAACTGCTGCTTTTGCAGCAGAAGATTCTGCACCACCATCATCCGATTTAGCAACAGCAAGTTCTTCAACTACTGGTGCTTCTTCAGCGACTGCAGGAGTTTCTGCTGTTTCTGCAACAACCTCTGTTGTTACGTCTGCTGCTACTTCTGCTGGCTGTGCCTCTGGAGCAATCTCTGCATTTTCAACTGCAGTTTCTACAACTGCTTCTGTTGATTCTGTCATTTGATTTACCTCCTTAGTAATCTTAATTGTATTAATGCCTTTAGCACTATCAACTAAGAATTTTATCATTTCTGCATTATCTTTATCATTCTTTTCTATAAAACCAATATTTTGCATTTTGTTTCCAGTTACTGGACTTGTTACTGAGTCAGAATCTGAAACCATAACAATACCGTTTTCTGAATCCCAAAATACATTTTCAATTTCTGTTTTTGATAAGTATCCATCTACTACGTTTTGTCCATTTACCTTTTCAATAGATAAAATATTTGCAAATTGGTTTGCTGGATTATCTACAAGAGATAACTCATGTAGTTCATATGTTTTGATTACACGAATTGTTTTATCAATTTTTTCATCATAAGCATCATCCCAAGTCTTTATGTTGCCACCAATTGAAAATCCAGTGTATGTTCCATCTAAAACTTTTTCCCAAGCATCTTGTGCACCTTTAGAAACATACGCAGATACGTAAACTCCACTATAAAACTTTTTGTCATTTGGATCAAAATATTTATCTTCTTTAAAAGAAACAATCTTTCCTACTGCGCTGGGCTGATGCATTTCACGAAGATTGCCACGGAAGTTTTTAAAAGCCTCTACACTAGATTCTGTTGTAACTATGTCGCCTTGACGATCAACATTATCAAGCGTAGCAAAGCCAGACACCATACGGCGTTCAACATCCACTTTTCCAATGGGCATTGAAAGGCGAACATTGTCACCTTTAGTTTCCCAATGAGCCTTGTTTATTAACATAACGTTATAATTATAGCACTGCTTTATACAGTTTTCTCAACTATTGAGACGATCTGCCTTCGCCTTGTGGATTACGACCAGCAATGGTAGTTGATGAATCAGAATTATTATTTGTTCTTTCTGAATTTCTTTGGCGAGTACCTGCTAAATTTGCTCTAGAGTCAGTTGCTTGTCTTGGCGACATAACAAAAGGATCATCCCCATCTGCTCTTTGTGGCAAGTCTAATTTTTCACGAGCCTCATTTGGAGTCATAACCTGAGTCTTAACATAACGCTCAATAATCTGAGATTGAGCAATTTCATCAGTAAGGGTAAGTTCATTAAATTTAAGTTCAAGGATATCTGTTTTTTCCTTAATAATCTTATTAACTACCTTTTCAAGATGTTTTTGTGCTGGACGAGAGACCTGCTCTTTAAATGTACGATCTTGTGAAAGTGCTGCTGCAATACCTGAATCAGAACCACCAAGTTTAGAAATTGGAACCTGATGTGCAATTAAAATATCATCACGGTTTTGTTTGCGGTACTCCTTAAATGAGCCGTCCTGAATACCGTTTTCAATTGGTTCCATCTTAAACTCAACCTTATTACCGTCTGTATCTCCAGGAAGTGGGATATAAAGAGTTCTATGGGATTGAGCCTTAAGTCCAGTCTGTAAAAATCTAAACATTTTATCTTCGGCATCGCCAGATAATTTTGCACCCTTTAATGTTACTACATATCTTGGAACCGCCTTGTTTTCAAAGTAGTCAATATTGTATTGAGATGCCAACTGGTCTCCAATTAAAGACGGCATTGCTGCAACAATATCTGGAATTCCATAGAATGTATTTAAAGGAGAGTATTCTTTAAGATGAATAATCTCATTTGGTCTTGGATCTGTGCCCATAGGGTTTGCATTTCTTGCTCCAAAGTTTCTAAAATAAACTACCTTTTGACCAATAATTTGAATAAAACCATCACGTAAACGACGTACACGAACAGTAGTTGCTGGAATATGTCCAACATATCCAATATCTCCAGCCACTGTTCTACCTACTTCAATAAAACCATTACCAGTTGCTTGAAGATCTGTATAAACCTTTTCCATAGTTTTTGTAAAACTGTCATCATCATTTAAACTTTCTAACCAATCACGCAACTGTATCTTTGCTCTTTCAATACGATTACGAGCACGATCTACCGCTGCTTGATCTTCGTTCATTTCAAACCTTAACATGGTTCTGTCTGAAATATCAAAGCGATATCCAAGACCGACTACGTTTTCTACCTTAGCGTCAATAGCAGCATGGTTAGCAAATGATGTGTCATAAAAGTTGGCTAATTCGTACATGTTATATGGAGGAGTGATTACATCAAATAGTCCGTAACCATTTCTATATACCGTGCCAGGATTGATTTGCTTTGAACTTGCATCTACTCCTGAAGGTGTAACATTTGCTGCATTTAAATATGCTTGGTTTGTTTCTGGACTAATATATTTTGATAAATTGCGGGTTGTTCTACGACGAAAATTTTGATCTAGTCCAGAATAATCTTTTAAATCATCCCAACTTTTATTAAAGGGATCTTGATGCCTAAAAGGATTTTCTTCTTTGTTCTGTGTATTAAGACCTACACGAATGTATTCTTGCTCATCACTCATTTACAGCATCCTTTCCATATTTATCTAATGTCTGTTGTGCTGCATGCCAAGCACCTAAGTCATTCATTGAAGGAATTAGTCCTTCTCTCATTCTTTCTTTTTGTTCAGAATATTCTTCTTCACTAATTCTTGTAAGGCCAGGAACAAAAACTGCTTTGCCTTCACCGTCATCTCCATAATGCATGGCAGCCTTTCGTAGTTCTGCAATCTTGGATAAATCACCACGATCTGAAGGGATGTTTAAGATTGATCCAGTGTCGTCTGTAAACCACTTTCCATCAGACTTCTTATATACGTAAAGTCCCCAGTCATAGTGCTTATCTATTACTTTGCGACGAACATTTTGTACATACGGTTTACCAGTTTTTGGGTTAATTAGTGATTCCATAACCACAAGTATATCAGATTATACTGGTGTGGCGACAGTGCTTAACCATTCTACTTCGGAGTATATTTTTAACTTTTCAGGCTGATAAATTAGCCCTTCTCCGTCATCAACTATAATTTTATTCGTTCCGATGTATGTTTTATAAATGTCTAATGGACTAATTCCATAAAACTCAGATGAGCCTATGACCAACATACCGTCCCAAGTAAAGTTATTATTCCAAAATTGCCAATCAAAGGTTGTAATTCCATCCGTTAAAACCTTATACCAAGGCCTGAAGGTTCTGCTTTCAACCTCTTGCAAACTATTTGCTTGATAGTATGCAATATTATTAAATAGTGCTGGGCCTGTAAGATTTATACTTCCTAAATATGAATTATATACCAGGGATGTTAAAAATGAAACACCAATAGATGACCACTCCTTAAGCGACAAGACTGGCTCTCTTACAAGATTGCCATTTAAATAAAAAGCAACTCCATTATATTCAACGCCATTTTCATTCAAAACGAATATTTTTGCCCTATTCATGCTAGAACTATTTGCCTGAATATAAAACTTTAATGTACCATCTTTGTGATTAATTTCAAATATTTCTGTTGCTGTTTCTGGAAAGGTGTCCTGATCATATCTTAGCCAGAGTTGCATAGCACTTACCTTATAAGATGTTGCAAGTTCTTTATTAATTGGAAGAGAAAGCCCACGATTTTCTAAAACATTAAGTTCTCCACGCACTTCTAGCCCAGAAGTTTTGGTTAAATATAGATATGGTGTGCTTTCTTTGTATATGCTAAACGGATTTTTTGATTTATAATCAAAATATATTCCATTTTTCTTATATGGGAACAAGTCTACACCAAATCTTGTTCCAACAGGATTTGAAGAATTGTTGTTAAATGCTTGAGAAGCCAACTGCAACTTATTCAACAATATGGGTTTGGTCAAAATACCACGGCTATTAAATTCAAGACTATAAACAATTGCAAGACTATTAAAGTCTTTTGTTTTAATAGGATATATTAATGTATTATTTAAAACTTCAAACCTTGTGGTCTCCCAATCTTCATAATCATTTATATCAACAACTTTATATTGATTTAACGTTTGCTCATTTGCAAAAGGTGTTACAAGATTTGCTCCCTCAGAAACATATTGAAAAGTAATATAACTTTTTATTTGTGCTCCACTTGTATCATAATAGTATCCACCATTACCAGATTCTTCGGCTAAAGTTGTAGTAGTAGGGTATGCCAAGTTAAACTGTAAAAAATCTAAATCATAGTATTCTTCGCTATCTTTATTTTTTACAAATTGCCCAAAATAAGAAAGTGGTAAATAATCTTGCCAATATCCAGCAACACCTATATCTAAAAAATATCTTTCATATGCTTCAGAAGGCAGAAGTGTATAACTTGCTGTGTGAGAAATTAATGATGAACCATGACTTAAAATAACAATTCCATTTTCATCAAAATTATTTGATATCTTAGAAGCGTTAGTTGTGCTACAAACACCAACAGAATAAATTCTTCCAGTAAAAGCATATTCTCCAGAATCGTCACCACCAACATACATTTTTAAAGAATTTTGATTTCCTAAAAATGAATTAACACCTCCACCAAAATTATCAGATAAACTTCTTAAATTAAACCCAACTGCAAAAGTAGTGTTTGCTGTTATCGGATCAGAGGTAAATAATAATTCAGTACCTTCACTATTGGTCAAAGAATATTTAATTTCATCGCCATCTTTAATAATAGAAAAATAGTTGCCATTGACAGGATTATATATTTTAAACAATATTTCTTCAGAAACCAAATCATGGGAACTAAAAACACCATAAAAAGCATCAACCTGATTTGCTAAAACATTAAACTTATCAAAATTAATGTAGGTATTTTTAGAATTCCAAGTGTTGTTTGGCCTAAATGACAAAAACCTATTTTCAATAAATGGACCAGATTCGTTATCTTGTATGGCTTGATTGTCTTCATATAAATCTTCCAATGTTTTATCATCTAAAAATATTTCAGGTAACAAATATTCTGGAGTTCTTAAACTTGTTGTGGTTGTTGTTAAATTATCAAAACTTCCTTGGTTCCATCCTGCAAAGTCTGGGTAATTGTAGTTTGCAGTATAGTTAGCAAATGGATAGTCTACGAATGCAGTTATTCCTCCATATGCTGAGTTAATTCCTTCTGGAGATATAACTCCTTGTCCATATACCCATCTGCGTTTTGCTACTGTAACTGGAACTTGATATGAATAAATTGCAACACAGTCAATTTCAAAAGGATATACGCTGGCATCTGAATAAAAGCCAAGCCAATCCTGGCTATCCCCGTTAGCATCAAGTTCTTCTGGTAAAGAAAGGGTAGATGTATCAAAAGACAGTGATAAAACCTCTTCTCCATTTATTAATAAAGATGCTGAGTTCCTAATTAAACGAATATGAATTAAAATTGGCCTAAACCATTCACCAATAAAGTGAGAAGCAAACTGATTTCCAACAACTAATGTTAAAAATCCATCTTCAACATATAAGCCATCGTTAGATGCAATTGGTCCAAAAATTTTAAATGGTGTTAGTGTATTTGCTGCTATCCTTGCCCAAAATTCAATTGTGTAATCGTTATACTGTCCTTTTTTATTTAAAAAACCTTTTCCTGGAATTATTAAAGATGCATCTGTATAAGGCTCTAACCTTGTTGCACCGCTTGCGCCATAAACCAAAGGTATGCCTGCATTTTTGCTTTTTAATCCGCCTTCGGTAATGTAGTACCCAGAATCTTCTGCAATACCGTATGCTTGGGCCTCCACTGCATCCAAACCACCATAAATGCTTACTGTTGATGGAACTGTAGTTTCTGTTATTCCATTTAAAGAATATGTGTTAAATTCTTCATTCCATTGACCTAAAGTAATACCATTAAAATAAAATTGATTTTCTGTTGTAAGTCCAGACCCTTCAAATATTTTTATTTTAAAAACAATTCTTAATTGTGCAGAGACATTTGGAATTGCAAAAGTTTCAGAGATAAAGCCCCATTTTTGATAAAGCGTACTTGTAAAAGTTTTTAATTCTTGAACTATTTGAGAAGTGCTTGGATCTGTATATTCATATCCTATAGAAACACTTTGCAAATAAACACTATTTGAATAAAAATATGAACCTATTGTAAATGTTTCAAGATCTTCAAGAACATTAAAGTTTAATATATTTGGGCTAATTATTGATGCTTCAAGAGTTTCAGTAACTGGCACATCAACTTCAACTAATGTCAAAGCACTATTTAAAAATGGCTGCTTAAGAGATTCTGACTCTAATGTTGCTGTTGCATCTGATATAGTCCAAGAATCAGAGATATCACGCTGTGCTTCAGAAATTAAACTTTTATAATTAAGGGTATCGTCTAGTGCCCATAAAACTAATGGGTGCTCAGAATATATTTTTTCTGCATATAAATTTGATGGGGTAGACATATTTCTCCTATCCCCTTATTATAGCAGGATGAAGACTAATATAATTTAATCTCACATGCATCTGTAGAACAATATTTTTCAGACTCTGCATCAAGATTATCCTTGCCATCATAAATAGCAGACCAATCAATTTTACCAATTTTACCAACATAAGAGTTATATTCTTCTCTTGTAATATTTGTATATGGTTGTTGAGGATAAGTTTTATTACCCATAGGCAAAAATGAAACTGCCTTTAATTGACCTTCATGCATGTGTAATGCTGGAGCAATGTGCTTGGTTTCAGATTCCTTGTCAAATGACAAAGTTACAGATACTCCATTATCAGACCAATATTTTTGAGCGGTAGCAGCCAAACCAATCTTTTCAAAAAGACTTACATCTTTTTCAGAACGAGGATGTCCAGATGCTACTGGGAAATATACTACTGAAGTGTTTGCTGATACTACGTCATCTTCAATTCTATACCCTGCTGCTTTAAATAAATGCATCATTGGGTCTGTATTTCCAAACCTTATAGCACGAAGATAGAACTCTCCTCCTGGACCCCAATGAACTCCTGGTGTTGCACCAGATAACAATGAAACAGAGCCTGAAGGTTTGACGGTAGTTACACGAATTGATTCACGTACACATAGCCATTCTGAGTATGTGTGATCATATGAACGAATCTTTTTATACCCTTCGTCCATCCACTCACGAATAATTGGCATACCCTTTTTATCTGCAAAAGATGCAATGCCAGTAAGTGATGTTCCAATACGACGATTACGTTGCATGATTCCATTTGTAGTTTGCCAATGTGTTGGCATAAGCGTAACAGTCTTGCCGTATAAGTAAGCAAACTTTAATGTACGTAAAAAGTCTTCTTTATTTTCATGACGATTTAGATGAACTTCTACAAGTGTGCATAATTCATAACTTTCCAATGGTTGTTCAGCGCATGGATTGAATCCCATAACACGAGAATCTTTATAATCTGGAGCGTCTGCTAATCTTCCATAATCTCTAGCAACATCTAGCCAAATAAATCCTGGCTCCCCATTGTCTGCAATTAAGTCAACATAGTCTTCATACTTTGTTCCAACCTCTGCAGAAATAGAATTATTAGACATCCAAGCCCATCCTGGATTCTCTGAATCAAATGAATTTCTATCTGGAAAAACCTCTGCATTTTTTAAATTAATAAAATCTTTGTCTTCAGCATTTCCTAAAGCCAAGGTAGCAGAACGACGAACATTACCAGAAACAACGCATGTACCAATAAGGTTTACAATGTCTACTATTGCACGAGAATCAAGAGTTTCTCCTGATCTACCGCCAATTACTTTGTCTATCTTACTGTGTAATGCAATCAGTGGTGCTGGACCGCTAGCCACCCCACCAAAGCCTTTTATTGGGGCTCCTAGAGGACGGATAAGGTCATAGTTAAACTTTTGTATAGCCTGATTAGGTCGTAGGTATGAATTTAAAAGCATTCTTACTGAGTCAACCCAACCTTCACGAGTGTCTGGGATTTCCCATACATTTTCTGGCTCTGTTGGAGCATAGATAGGCATTTCTTTGTCTTGACCGACGGTATCAAACCCTACACCAATACCCAGCATTAATGCATCCATTACCCATGCAAATAAGGCTCCTGGATCATTGCGATCAAGGTCACGAGTTGATACCATTGCACAATTTTGAAGGGATGCTGAGTTACGCTTCTCCATAGTCATAGGAGTTCCAAATGCCCAGAGACCACGACCTGGTGGTGTCCACTTTAGTTCAAACATTCTCTGAAAGGCTTCTTGTGCAGACTTCTGTGCTTTGTTGTCGTTCCATGGAAGTCTATTATCTTTAGCGTGGTTCTTTTGTACTGAGTACATTCCTTCAATTACCCGCTTGCAAACCTCATGCCATCTTTCCTTTGTTCCATCTTCTTTCATCCGAGAGTAGGTACGTATAAAGGTAATTTCTCCTAAAGAGTTTGATCCAGCATCTGAAAAGCCAAACGGGGCTGGTACCTCAGTATATTTATTTACAAACTCATCTGACAAACGAAAAGAAAAGATATCTGACATTTACGTTCCAACTTTCTATTAATATTATAAGTACTTTGCAGAATCCAAAGTAGTGTTAAGTATATCATAGAATTAAAAAGAAAAACACGCTTGTTTAAGGCGTGTTAATCTCTAGTTAAGAGTTAGTGCTTTGTATTTTATAAAGTACTATGCACCAATCAACATTAATTCGCTAAATGCTGCACCTGCTGCAGGAGTAGAGAAAGAAAATACTCCAGAACCATTTGTTGTCAATACTTGTCCTGCTGCTCCGTCTGCTGCTGGAAGTGTCCAAATTCTGTTTGTAGTAACAGTTTCTGGAGCCTTAAAACCAACATAGTGAGTTGAGTCTGTATCTGCTAATCTAAGTTCTGCTGTAGCATTAAGTGTAAGTGCTGTTGTTGCTACTGCGCTTGACAATGTTTTGTTTGTTAGTGTGTCAGTTGTAGCACGACCAACCAATGTATCTGTGTCAGTTGGTAGTGTAAGAGTTCCAGTATTGGAAATACTTGCAATAACTGGAGTTGTTAAAGTTTTGTTTGTTAAAGTTTCAGATACATCCTTAAGCAAGGTTCCATTCATGTAGTATGACTTACCAGAAGCAAGATTAATATGCTCTGAAGATGTCCATGAGTCTGTGGCGTCTACCCAGTTAAAGGTTTTATCGCTTGCACCTTTTAATGTTATTCCGCCACCATCTGCTGTTGAGTCTGAAGGTGTAGCAACATCGGCAAGAACAATATTTTTATCCTCAACAACAAGATTAGTTGAGTTAATATTTGTAGTTGTACCATTAACTGTTAGGTTACCAGAAAGGGTTAGGTCTGTTCCTGACACCGCTCCAGTAAATGTTGCGCCTGAAAGTGCTGCTACGTTTGCTTCTAAAGCAAGAGTTCCTGTAGCATCTGGTAGAGTGATTGTTCTATCTGCTGTTGGGTCTGCAACTGTTAAAACTGTTTCAAACTCATTGTTTGTTGCACCTTCATATGTAATAAAGTGTGAATCTGGAAGATAAATACCATGAATACGTGGAGTTCCACCAGTTGCAGTAATTTCTCCTCCATTAATTGTTGGAGTTGTAAGAGTTTTGTTACTAAGTGTGTCTGTTGTATCCCTACCTACAAGGGTTGTAGTCGCATCAGGAAGGGTAATCGTACGGTCTGCCGTAGGGTCTGTTACAGTTAAAGTTGTTTCAAACTCATTTGCTGTTGCACCTTCAAATACAATTGAGCCATCATTAAATACTGCTCCAGTAATTACTGGGCTTGTTAAAGTTTTATTTGTAAGAGTTTGAGTTCCAGTTTCAGTTACTGTTCCCGCTGCAATATCGGTTGTAAGGGCTACAGTACCAGTTGCATCTGGAAACGTAATTGTACGATCAGCGGTTGGGTTTCCTGCTGAAAGGGTAAGTTCAAAGTCATCTGCTGAAGAACCTTCCATTGTAATTGTTGAAGTAAACACTCCAATGTTAGTAATGTCTGAAAGGTTACCAGTTGTAATAACTGTACCATCAACATTTGGAAGAGTAATAGTTCTATCGGCAGTTGGGTCTGTTACCTGAAGGGTAGTCTCATAAGAATCAGCGGTAGCACCTTCAAAAACAATGCTTGTACCAAAAGCAGGATTAACTGTAGAGTTAATGTCGGCAAAGTAATCTAGGTTTGCCCAGTGATTTGTTCCATCACCAATTTTAAACTTATTAGTGTCTGATTCCCATCCCATTTCTCCAGCATTTAATATTGGATTGGCAGTAGTCCACTGTGAAGCAGTTCCTCTGCGCTGTTGCATTCTAGTTGCCATTTATTGCTCCTTATACTTAGTTATATTATAACAGATAATTAATTAAAATTATCAACTGCTATTCCGCCATCCCAGGTTTCATCCCAAGAGGCTGTATTGTAAACACCAGCACTTACTAATTCTCCTGCTTGATAATAGTATCCAGCGTCTTTAAAAATACTAACAATTAATCCATTGCCATCAATTGATGTATCATGAATGTGGTCTTGTAGTGTTTCTGCATCTTCAAGTGTTGCAATTGCAACCCATTCAGAACTATAATAAACATGTACACGCTCTGTTAATGTATCAAACCACAAATCTCCATTTTCTGGAGATGCTGGTGGAGTAGCGCCAACTGGAAGTTGTGGAGATCCTACTGCAGTATCTACATACAGTTTTGTTGCAGCATGTGAATTTTGAGTAGGAGTGGCAACTGTGACTGTTGATCCAAAGATTCCGCCTTCGGCTACGTTGATGCCGTGCTTTACTCTGAAGTCTTTATTTACGGTTGCCATCTCCGACCTCTATTCTATCTAATTATGCTTCAATATATGTTTTGTGTACTTTAACAGAAGTATCTGATGTTGTACCAGTAACTAGGAGACGAACATTTCCACCGTTATAATCGGCATCTGTTGTTCCCAATACTGCGTTACTAATTACATCTGCATATTCTGTTAGGTAAACGTTATTTGATCCATCTACTGTTACAAGAACTTCAATTACTTCAATATCGCTACCCTTTTTCATCTGAACAATATATTTTGCAGATGAATAAGTTGATGTTGACCATGAGTCAATAACTGTTGCTGAGTCAGAAGCAGTTGCAGCAGCGGTACCAAGTAAAGCATCTGTAAGTGTTACAGAGCCTACTGTTACACCGCTAAATGTTGGTGTTGCTGTTGAGTGAAGATCTTGTGGACCAGATAATGTAATTGCGCCAGTTGATGCACTTGCAGTAATCTGATTTGCTGTGCCAGTAATTGAAAGTACACCATCGTTTGTAACTGCATCACCAGTAATACTAATACCAGTTCCAGCAGTTACATTAAGTGTGTTTCCAGTCTTTGAAAGACCATCTCCAGCAACTACTTGTCCAAGACCAGTAAATTGTGTAAATGTTAATGCTGTAGTTCCTACAGTAACTGTACCGTTATTTGTTAATGTATATCCAGAATCAGCATTTGTAGTTCCTTCTTCTACGAATACCGCAAATGATGCTGTAAGTTCTGCAGCAGTATCGCAGTCAGTTGAACGAGATGCTGCACCTGAAGCGGCTACTACATAAATACCGTTTTGTGAGCCAGTTGATTGATTCTTTACAAGAACACGATCACCAGTTGCAAGAGTTACTCCATCAACTGTGTCTCCATTTTCAAGATCTGAAGAAATATCTAAGTTTGCAGTAGTTGCTGCACGAACTGATGCTTTCCAGTCAATACCTACAACTGCATTATCAACATAACCTTTTGTTGCTGCATCTGTTGCATCTGTTGGTGTTCCAAGACCTGTAATCTTGTATGTTGCCATGCTTACTGCACCAGTTGGTGCTCCTACAGCGCTTAGTGCAAATTCTGAAGGGTCTACAGAAATTGCTCCTGTGTCATCATCGTAGTCAAGACCATTACCAACTACAGTTCCTATAGCATCTTGTGCTCTTTCATCTGTAAAGTATTTATTTGTTGAACCTTCTGCAATGTCATCAGAACCTAATGTACGTGAACCTCCAAGAGAAGTTGATGTACCATTAATAGTAATTGCTGAGTTTGTAAGTTTATCATTTGCAATTGATCCTGCAAGCATTGAGTTTGTTACAGTTGATGAATCTCCAGTTGTAATAATTGTACCTGTTACGTCAGGAATTGTAATGGTACGATCTGCAGTTGGATCAGTTACTGACAAAGTTGTTTCATGATCATTTGCAGTTGCACCTTCAAATACTATTGAAGAATCTGAAAGGGACAAACCTGAAACAGTTGGTGAGGTAAGAGTCTTGTTAGCAAGAGTTTCTGTACCTGATAATGTTGCAAAATCTGCATCGGTTAATGCAGTATTGAAATCAGAAATTGTTCCTGTTATAGTGTTTGATCCAAAAGCAATTGATTTATTTGATAATGTGTCTGTTGTGTCACGAAGAACTACAGTTCCAGTTGCATCTGGAAGTGTGATAGTTCTATCTGCGGTTGGATCGGTTACTTGAAGTGTTGTCTCGTGATCATTTGCGGTTGCACCTTCAAATGAAATGCTTGAATCAAAAACTCCAACTGCCTGTGGTGCTTTCCATGCAATACCATTTGTTGCATTTGAGTCTGCAGTAAGAATATAGTTGTCTGTTCCTGCTGCAAGACGAGTTACTGCGTCTGGACCAGATGCTACTAGTAAATCACCTTTTGTGTCTACTAATGCTTCTGTTAATATGTCGTGGCCGTTTACAGTTGCGGTTGATCCCTCAACTACCAGCCCCGCTTTTACTCTAAAGTCTTTTGTTACGGTTGCCATCTTTTATCTCCTTGGTTAGGCCTTTAACCCCATACGCATGTAGCGCAAGGTTATCGGTGTAATTCCCCCTACTGGAACAACAGTTAGTGAAACTGTGTCTCCAGCCCTTGAAACAGAGATGGTGCCAATATTCCCATCATTTTCAATTGTTGCATATTCGCTAACAGATACCCCTGATCCATCAACCAATACGTTCATTTCTGTAGAGTAGTACTTGTTTGCACCACCTGCTACATGCTTAATAGAGATCATATATTTCATTGATCGCCATTCACTTGCGGAAAAGTTATCAAAAATTGTTGAGTTTTCAATACCATTAATGGTTAACTCATTGTTACCGTCTGAACCAAGATCTGTAGATCTAGCAGAAGCACTATCAATTAAATCTATATAGTCTTCTTGTGTTGGGCGGTCGCCAGTCTGAAACTTAGTCTTAACATTTGAAATTGATACCTTTGCCATGCCTATATTATATCATTATATGTTAAAGAATATAGTTATTAATTCCAATAATTTGAAGACCAATTCCAGGCACACCTGCATATGCTGGACCAATTCCAATAGTAGTAAATTTAACTCTAAAAGGCAAAACCTCATTAATTTTTACTGCTCTTGCCTTGTAAATTATTTCAGATATTGGGTAGCCAACAGAGTTTATCTTTTTTGCTTTATGGCTATCGGTATCAATTATGATAGCGGATGCCATTAGGACTCACTATTTGTTACGTCTTCAATTACTTTCATAGTGCCTCTGGCTACCGTCCAAACACGACTTTCATCACTTAGTTCAATATCAAAAATATCGCCAGTTTCTAACAACACAGATTCATTTGCTGTAAGAGAAACTGTAAACTCTCCAGCATCATCTATTTCTGTTGGAACTGGTTCAAGTTCAACGATTAATTCTGCATCATCTGTAAAATCACCAGGCTTTGTATTTGGACGTTTAATTTCCATTGCAATAGTCCAATCAGCAATAACTAGTGGATCTTTATTATCATCTGTAACATAAACACGAAATGAGGCAGTATCGCCACGAACAACTGTCCACAATACATTTGGTGGTGTCAAACCAACTGAATAAGAATCTGAACCTTGATTTCTAAATGTAGCCATAATCTTATCATTATACCATTAACTAATAACAATATTATAAATATTTTGTTATTTAGTAAAAGTATTTGACTCAAAAGGTCAAACAATGGTATAATTAATATATGCTACCAATAGGTAGCATTTGTTCTCTAGGAGGTATTTTACAATGAGAGAGTCAAATGTTTGGCTAGGGGTATTAACGTTGGTTATTTGTAGTACCGTTTTTTCGGCTTCTGCAAATGCAACAAATGAAAATAATCTATTGATTAAAGAGTCTGTGAAATCTGCCACCCAACAGGTGGCTTTTTTGGTTTCTAAGGACAAAAAATTACAAAAATATGAAAATGCTCATAATTTAACCGATGAGGAACTGGTTGATATGTTGCGTCATGTAGGGTTTCAGGGAAAGGCTTTAAGGTCTGCTTGTGCAATTGCCAAGGCAGAGTCAAATGGTCGCCCTCTTGCCTTTAATGGCAATGTAAAGACTGGGGATAGTTCTTATGGCGTATTTCAAATTAATATGCTTGGAGAACTTGGACCAGATCGTAGAGAAAAATTTGAGTTAGATTCAAACGCTGAATTATTAAATCCAGTAGTAAATGCACAAATTGCTCTACATATGACTAAGGGTGGAAAAGATTGGTCTTCCTGGAGTTCTGTAAATGGAACACGGTACAAGGAGTGGTATAACAAATATCCGTGTAAATAAAAATAATATAAAATAAAAATCTCCTTTAGAGTTTTTCTTTAGGAGGTTTTTTATTTATATTGCTTTTTTTGCCTAAACATTGTTTTATAACTATCAAAAAATAAAGTTCTAAGATTTTTTACTGTATTTTCTTGTTCTTTAAATTCTTTTTCTTTCCCAAACTCCATATACCAATCATCTCGTTTAAAAGGAATAACTTGAGCAATTGGGGTTC